TTTTCTCTGAGAAATAGGCTCCTTACATCCTCCCACCTGTGGGAGCCTATCTTCTCTTTTCAGAGTGATGATTGAGATTCTATGTCTCATTGCATTTCCTTCGATGGAAACACTCTGCAACAGTAATCATTTGCTTCCCACAAGAACAGCTCTTGGTTCTTTTTACAAAACCAAATAAATTAAACTACATATGGGCAAGATAGGAAAAATCGCCACACTTAAAAGAGATTATAACAACTCTCAATTACAGACAATGCAAGGAGGCCTTGCTGCACAAGGTATGACAAGAATTCCTGGAACAGGCGTATTCAAGTATCCTTATAAAGAACTTGATGGTCAGTACAGAACAGGACTAGATGTTAATGCTGCGTACATTAGAAGAATTCAAGATCCTCTTGAAAAAGAATTGGAAATTGAAAGAGTGAAAAATCTTAAAATAAAACTAGAAGAAGCATTAGGAAGTATTGATTTAGGTCCTCGTTCAGCATTTTGGAATTATGGTCTATCTACATCTACAGATGATACGATGCACGTAAAACCTGTAAAGTTATTAGATGGAGATAATTATTTTGATTTAACAAATCCTTTTCAAGAATTAGCATTCTCATGGTTACGTGTTCATCCAACTATTGCTTCGAGTTATCAAGCATGGGAAAGAGGTGAATATCCAGCAGACTCTCAGTTCTATGTAGCTGATGATGAAATTGAAAATGCTGTCATCTTTAAGAAGAAGCAATTGATCAACAAGGCTATTGTTAAGTTTGATTCAATGACTCCTGAAAAGAAAAGAAAAGTGGCTCGTCTATTAGGATTACCTGTTACAGATGATACTAAAGAAGAAGTGGTTTACAACCTTGTAGATAATGTTCTTAAACAAACAGAGTTTAGCAATGGTAAATTCTTAGGATTAAATCCAGTTGAAGTGTTTGGCAGATTTGCTGACATGAAAGAAAACTTGCTCCATATTAAAGATTTAGTTAAACAAGCTGTTACTCATTCTGTATACAGAGTAAAACCAAATGGTAAAGTGTACGAAGGGGAGTTTGAAATTGCAAAGGATGAAGAAGATTTAGTTAAATTCCTTGTTGATGATGACAACCAAGATGAGTTAATCACTCTTGAACAAAAAGTTAAAAGCAAAAAATTAGCATCTGTATGATACCAGTAGATAGTTTATTATATAAAATAGATCAAAGATTAAATAAACTATCTACGAATGATCATCAACAAATCAATCTTGAGGACAAAATCTTAGCTTTAAATGAAGCTCAGATAAAACTTATAAAACAAAAGGTTGATGGTTTTAGTGTAGCTAGTGGTATGGGAATGGATTCGTTCAAGAAACGATATGAAGATCTCCAGAGACTAGTAATACAGTACAACCATCAACCTTTAAATTTAACAGAAACTAATAAAGAAATTAATCAATGGACAACCTCCATTGATGTTTTACTACCAAAGTATATGTTCTATATAGATAGTTATATACTTGCAGATAAGGGTAGATGTAAAGGTAGAAAAATATGGATCAATAGAGATCTTGCTAAACATGGAGATATACAGTTCATTATAAACAATGAACATTATAAACCTTCTTTTGAATATCAAGAAACATTTAACTCCATATCTTCTGACGAAATATCTGTATTTACAGATGGAACATTTATCCCTACAGATCTATACATATCTTATATGAGATATCCTGACTACATTGATAAAGCAGGATATATAGGATTTGATAATATTGCTTCTGTAAATAGAAATTGTGAACTAGAATCTTATCTAGAAGATGAACTTTTAGATTTAACAGTGCAGAATCTAGCAATGTACACTGAGAATCAATCTGCTGTACAAAGTGCAACATACAGGATTCAAACAAATGAATAAGAATTTTAACAATTAAATTAATATAAAAAATGGCTGATTTTTCATTAACCACGTTATTCGTGGTGCCAGTAGGACAGACTGCTCTTCCTAGCTCTGGTTCAACCCAAGACCTCACTGCAGGTCAAGTTGGTATTTTTAGAAGTGACTATACTTTAGCAACAGCTGCTAATATTGCTGCTTCTCCTTATTTTTACGTTGCTCAAGGTAGAGTTAACACTTATCTATTAGGTTCAAAAAGATCTGATAAGATTAAGGGTTGTCCTTCTGGAGCTGGATGTAGTTCTAATGTAACAGAATGGTACAAAGTAAATGGTTGCCCTACTGCTGCAAATCAAATTACAGATGTTGCTAATTTTAACGTACAGTGTGGTGATGTTGTTACATTAACCCTTCGTGCTCACTCTAGCTACATTGACACATTGTATTTCAATGGTTTCACTCGTTCAGTAACTGTTCAAGCTCCTTGCTGTGACTGTGGTGGTGATCCTTGTACAACTGTTGATGTTCCTGCTTTGATTGATCAGTTTATCATTAAGCTTAGACAACAAGCTCCAGGTAATAATCCTGACAACATTAGCTTTAACACTTTCTACACTTTTGAGCGTGTTGGTGATGATGCAAATGCTATCCTTCGTATTACTGGAAAACCTCTAACTGTATATGGTCAGCCATGTGATGTTGCTGCTTTCCCTTACGAATATGATAGAATGTACTTTAGAACATTTATCTTCAATGGTCCAGCTACTACTGCTGACTTTATTGTTGCTGATAATTGTGATATTGTTGCTGATGCTGTAATTGTACAACGTTCTTCTTATCCTTATGGTGGTTCTGCTGAGATTGCTCAATTAGAGAAAAACTACTACAGCTACCAAGCAGGTTACTTAAAGCATCTTTACAGAATGGCTGGATACAACGAGAACTTCGAGTCTTGGGTATCTCAAGGTGTTACTTATGACACTTATTACATTAAGTTTAATGAGTATAACAAGTCTGCTTACCAGTGGGGTGATTATATCATGGAAGATTCTATGGTGATCATTGCTGCTCCTAACTCAGATGTAAGTGGAATTGGTGCTGCTATTGAAGCAGTGTTAGTTGCAGGTCTTGGTGCAGTTGCTAGTGATAGCACTTGTATCACAACTACAACTACTACATCTACTGAGGCTCCTTCTACAACTACAACTACTTCAACTTTGATTCCTTAATCAAAACAATAGTTGTATAATACCAAACCTATGCCAGAGGTGAGAGGATTAAATCTCAGATCCTCTGGCATATTTATTTAAAATCAATATGCCAGCATTAAACTTAGATATATTAGTAATACCTACCTATAGTACATTAACTATAGGAATTGCAGATGCATCAACCTATCCTACAGATCCTCCTGTTGTAACTTCTCCCACTATTGAGATTGATGTTCCTTCTTTTGGAAAAGTAGTTCTTCCCTTTGTTGTAAATGATTTTAATGTTTTTACTTCAGCATCTTTAGGTTTAACACTTCTTGGGGAGCCACTATTGCCTATTCCAGATGGAGTGTACACTCTTAGATATTCTATTGCTCCTGCCTATTTAAACTTTGTAGAAAAAACTATAATGAGAATAGATAAGATACAAGAGAAGTTTGATGAAGCATTTATGAAGTTGGATATGATGGAATGTGATAGAGCTATTAAGACACAACAGAAAGTAGATCTAACAAGTATATATTTCTTTATACAAGGATCTCTTGCTGCTGCTAATAATTGTGCTATAGATGAATCTAATAAACTTTATGCTCAGGCTGATAGGATGTTAAATAATTTCATTAGAAATAATTGCTATTGTTCAGGTAATAATTACTTATTAAACTTCGTATAATATGGCTACTTGTAGAGGATGTAAAGCCACATTTGGGTGTGGATGCCAATTAAAAAATGGTCTGTGTGCAATGTGTGCAGCTGCTGGTGCAAAACTTAAACAAATTATAAATTATGTTAACTCCTAGATTAACTAATTGTCCAGAATGCACAACTATACCTGCATTACTAAATGACATAAACTGTAAGCTCAAAGAGCTTTCCAGTAATTTATATAACAACCTTATATATTCATTGAATCAACCAGTGCCTGCAGGAGCTATGATTGATCTTCTTAATTACAAAAGAATACTAGAGTATAAATTTTGTAATGAGAATTATGCCCCTGGATACACTGTAGCAATGATAGCTAGTAGAATAAAACTTTTAAAATATAAATAATGAATAACTGCTCAAATTGTTTTAATGGCTGTGCTGAAATAGTCTCAGATAAATGTGTTAGGTATACAGGAATTGATATTCCTCAATTTGGTATTTCTAATGGAGATACTTTATCCTTTGTAGAAGATGCTATTATTACGTATCTACAATCTGCATTAGATGGAACAGGAATTATTCTTGATATAGAACCTTCTGTAATCTGTGACTTAGTTGCAGAATATTTAGAAGTGCCAGAAGAGATTACAGCTTTAGATTTATTTACAGCTTTGATTAAAGCCACCTGTGATTTACAAACACAAATAGATGTTATAGCTGCTCAAGTCTTAGACATAGAAGCTGATTACACTGTAGATTGTTTAGATGGTGTAGTTGCAGATAGTGGTACACATGATATCCTTCAAGCTACTATTACAAAACTTTGTGAAGTGGATGCTGCTTTAGTAGCCCTTGCATTAGATGTAGACACTAACTATGTAAAGCTTGCAGATTTAAATGATTTAATCCAAGCCTATTTAGATAGTGTATCTCCTACAACACAACAAAGTGCAAAGATGGTTCCTTATACTGCTGTAGAATACTATGGTCCATTATCTAATTTTGATGCTGGTGGAGCTGGATTAGCAGGATTAGGTTGGGATAAAATCTACTTATGTAATGGATCAAATGGTACTCCTGATAAAAGAGGAAGAGTGGGTGTAGGTGCTATAGCAGGAGTTCCTGGTGGAGCTATGAGTGCAGTGGTGGATCCAGCAGTTGCAGGTAATCCTAACTATTCTTTAAACTCTGTTGCTGGTATAAATAATGTTACATTAACTACAGCACAAATTCCAGCACATACTCATACTACTACGTCTTTACCTGTTGACCATACACATTTTATGTATACAACAGATATAAATAATTCAGGATCAGGACAAGTAAATGCTACAAACAATGTTGCAAGAGCTAGAGCATATGATGGTCAAAGTATAAATTACGAAATTATGGCATCTGCTGTAGCTCCTACATTAGGTAAAAGCAGCTCTGTATCTGTTACTGCAAATGTAACTGTAAATTCTACAGGAGGGGGGCAATCTCATCTTAATATTCAACCTGTTTGGGCTACTTATTACATTATATACTTACCTTAAAACTTAAATCATATGTCTTGTTTACCAGGAATGCCTTGTTATAATGCTTATAGAATTGCTTATCCATTTTCATGTGGAGGGGGTTATAATAATTCTTTATGTCTTACAAGTGACAAGATTATATATAATGGACCAAACTTAGCATGTACAGGAATTCAATCTCAAGATAATCTAGAAATAGCATTACAGAAGATTGATGATAGAATGTGCTCTGATGCGTTTATTTCTCACATCATTGTTGCTATAGAAGAAAACCCAGTACTAAAAGCTTATTTTTGTCAACTGGTATCTTCTTGTCCTATTACAACTACTACTACCACTACTATTTTATAAACCAATAATATGACATCTAATATGACAGTACTAATAACCCTTACACTTGCAGGTGCAGACACAGGACCTTTTAGTCTTTATTCTGATGCAGATGGATATTTAGCCCCCTTTGAAGTTTCTGTATCAAAAGCAGCTTTAGAAGCTGGATACACAAGTGTAGTAGTTCCTGATGGATCTACAGTAATTAGAGTTCAGTCTAACTCTGCTTGTACTAACTATGTAGATTTTCCTATATCAGGAATTACAACTACCACTACGTCTAGCACAAGTACTAGTACATCTACTAGCACTAGTACAACTACTACTACCACTTCTGTTGCTCCAATTGAAGGAACGCAATACCAACTTTATGGATATGCTGAATCAACAGGGGATGCATG